CGGATCTGTTAGACAGACGTCACAATAACGGATTATGTGCGTCAAGTCTAGCAGGTTCGCTCCAGAAAGTCACTAACCAGAAACTTTTTGGAGTTTATATGCCATCACACGCTTTCGACGTCGAAATCGCAGAAGAGCTCAACAGCGTAGAGCTCGCCATCCTATATAATCACTTCGAGCACTGGATCAGGATCAATCACATTGCGGGACGCAACTCGCATGAGGGGGTGACGTGGATGTATCAGCCGCGCCGCGAGATTGCCGATAACTTCCCTTACTGGGGGGAAGACAAAGTATACAAGATGATGCGTAAGCTGAGTGATAAGGGTTGGCTGCGCTCAGGTAATTTTAACAAAAAGAAGTTTGACCGCACTACATGGTTCGCATTGGGGGAGAAACGAAAGCATCGCTATGACGACTGGCCTAGCAAGGCGGCACAATCGAGTGTGCCAAATGGCACAATGGAGTGTGCGGAACAGCACAATCCATTGGGCGAAGCGGCACAACCTATACCAGATACAAAACCAGATACAGAACCATCTTCTACTAACGTAGAAGAAAGGGCGCAGCCGCGCCCGGCACATGCGTCTGGCAAATCTTCATCTAAACGGAAGAAACGGAAGCTCAGCAAAGACAAGCCGGGAGCAGTCGAAAGACGCGAAGCCGTCCACACAACAGATGCCGAGCATGACAAGCTTGTGGCCGCACACGGCGAAGCCTTCGCTGAAGCCTGCTATGACAAGCTCAACAACTCCAAGCTGGCCAATGGCAAGGAGTACGCCAGCGACGCGCACGCAATAGGCAACTGGGTCATCAATGCCGTCCAGAACGATCAGAAGCAGGGGTACACGGGCACGAAATCGCATGCACATACCAATGTCGCACCTGAACACAAAGATCAGTACAAGGGGGCATTCTAAGCATGAGAGATTTCAGCAAAATGACCCTCAAGGAAGTGCTCGACTTTCAAATCAGCGCCACAGAAGAAGAGATGGCGGCATACGGAGCGTACCATGAGAGGATGAGACAGGCAGAGGAGCGGCATAAGCTGCAATTGACCATCAGAAAGATGGTTCCGGGAAAATATCCAGACACGACGTTGGATGATTGGGAGGAAACCGCAAAACGCAAAGACGAAATCCTTACCTATTGCCGATGGTGCTATCCGCCAGAAGTCCTGAGAGAGAAATACCGAACGGGAGCAGAGTTTGACGATTGGGAAGGTGAAGCATGGAAGGCGCAAATGCATAACAAAACGCAGCTGTTGCTCACAGGGAGTGCAGGAACAGGCAAGACGGTTGTCACGAGAATGATTCAGTGTGAGCTGTTGAGGGGCTACCGGCTACGCTTAGCTGTCGTCTACAAAGGCGCGGAGGATTTGTACCAAGAATACAGAAGTGAGGGAGGTGCGCACAACGGACAAAGGTATACACAGTGTGACGTTTTGATCATTGACGATCATGGTCAAGGCGGAATCACAGATGTCTACAAAAAGTGGCTGCATCTAGTCATAGACCGGAGGTGGGAACAGGGATTACCGACCATAGTCACCACAAACCTGAACTCAGAGCAACTTCGCGAGGCGATAGGAGATGCACTGCTAAGTAGGTTGTCCAGTGGACAGGTTTGGAAATTTGAGGGAGAGGATTACCGCTTCAGAAACAGACAAGTCATAAGCAAAAAATAGAACTAAGTGTGGGCATCACATCATTTGTGAATGTTTGAAGTTGGAACTCCCTCTTAAACAGCTCGAAAAGAAGGTGTCGTGAGCCGTGGAAAAACTTGGCTTGGCGTTAAGGCAGCGACGGACTGCAAAACGAAAGTCGCGAAAAAAAAGGCTCCCTGGTAAGATACAGGTACCAACAAACACCTAACCAGGGAGTCAATGTGAGAACTCACACTACGTCCGACTATACCATATTCCGTAAATTATCCAAGAACCGAGAAGTGCGACCCAAGCACGTCCGACGTATGGCTGCATCGCTAGCCCTTGCGAACAAGATGGATACGGATCCCGTCGTTGTCACTAAAGATATGCGCGTCATCGATGGACAGCACCGCCTGGAAGCCTGCAAGATCCTGCAGATTCCCGTGACGTACGTGATCGATGACCACTTCACCGAGCGAGACCTCCTAGCGAGACAGACCGGGCGCCAGTGGGGAATGGAGGACCGTGTCCATTACCACAGCGTCGATGACCCCGACTGGGACCGCCTAGTCCGCGCTAAGGAAGCCACCGGCGCGCCGTACAGCGTCCTCTTTGCTCTGTTGGGCTATACCGGGGCAGCGCGCACACGCAAGCTATTTGATGGCGGACAGCTCGCCGACGGCGATACCTGGCTGAGGGTCGAAGACTACGCACAGAAGATCGCCGGTCTTCAACGCTGGATTAAGGAAAACACCTCCATCCGTCACCAGCGCTTCTACCGCGAGTGGAAGTTCGCAAAGGCTCTCGTCCGACTGCTCGACACCGGCATTAGCTGGAGCAAGATAGAGCATAAGATGCAGATTAACTGGCTCGACCTGACTCACCAGAAGTCCGTCGACGAGTACGAAGCCCTACTTCGCAGAATCGTAGCGAAGAGGGACCGTAAAGCATGAATCCAAAAGACGAGCTTGAACTAAAGCTCTGGGCCAGTCAGTTCAAGGAGGAGCTGGCTGATGCCACACCAGAGCAACGCCGTGAAATCGCTGCACGTGAAGGCGTTCAGCTGCCTAAAGATGAGAGTCAAAACGAGGAACCCTCGAAAGAAGCACCTGAGGCAGTGCGAAATCCAACAGTCAGGGATCCAACAATCATTGATGAGCTGAAGCAGTACCATAAACACTTCAAGAAAAAAGGATATAACGAACTAGCGGATGTAACACAAAGCCTAATCGAACCCGTTCTGCCCCCCCCTCATCCAGAGCCAGGAGCGACACCAGCGCACATCCCAAAGGTCGCGGATAAAACCCATGAAATCGATAAAGTCGTAAAGGGAGACAAAGACTGGAAGCACGCTAAGAGTCGCGAGCTAGCACAGATGCAGCAAAAACATAAGCTTAGCAGAAAAGATATCGCGCGAGCTACGGGACTGACCACAAACACCATCGGAAACGCACTGCGACACGGAAGCGGAGCCTGTGAGTTGGTGTCATTAGGCACGTATATAAAAATTGAACACGCCATGAAGGAGTGCGCCAAGAAAGCGCCACCTTCAAAAAAGAGCATCAAGGACGACGCGGCAAAGGTCCTAGCCAAGAAGGAGCAGCAGACTGCCAATGAGCTGAAAAAGCTGCAAAAGCAGATTGCTCACGCACAAGACGGCTACCATGACACGATCCACCGGCTACAGTCCAACCGCGACGAAATCCACGATGCCAAAAAGTGGATCAAACAAGAAACGGAATGTTTCCAGAAGCAAAGTGAAAAGAGGTGGGCCGATATCCAGGGGCAGATGAAGGCCCAAGATGCGCGGCACGACATGCTTCGACAGCGGGTAGAGGCTCTTGAGTCACGCCAACCAAGCACTCTGCCTCAGCCAAGAGCAATCAGCCTTCCTCAGGGCACTCAGCTCAGTGACGAGCAGGAGCAGCGACTTGCGTATCTCGCGCAAAAGCACGGGTGGATGCGACAAAAGAGTGCCAGAGAGGGCATGGTTGTACACCGGGGTATGGCGTACAGGGCACTCATAGACTTTGCCCTAGATCGATATGAAGACGTCCACTGGGAAATAGAAGGAAACACTAGAGAGCAGGCAGATGAGATCCAGCGAATGATGAAAGAGCGGCACGGCAAGGAGTACACTGACGCGGAACTGCTGGAAAAATCCGTGGCCTTTGTATACGATGCTATGAAACTAGGGAAATTGTCAGGGAGTAGATATGCTAATTCAGCATAACGAAGTAGTCATACAGACGGAGAAGCTAACGTTCTGGGCGATACAGCTGCACGACTCACGCGAAAAGGGAATGTATGACGTAAAGTTCTACTTCCGGGATGCAGGTACCGACATCCATGTCGATCTCATGAGAGAGGCGCCACTAGAGATAGTGCAAAGGATTCGCCAAGACGTCGCCGATCACATCGTCAACTGCATACTAGATGAGCAAGATAGGGTCGATCTGGCAATCGTGATGCAAGATTGCTACGATGAGATTAAGATGGAGCTTGCCGATGAAGCCGAAGAATCTGAAGCACAAGTTCAAAGCGAAGCCGACTGAGTACAACGGAAAGCGCTACGACTCTAAGCTAGAAGCCCGCTACGCGGCAAAGCTTGACCTGGCAAAGCAGGCCGGTGACCTCCTCATGGTCCTGCGCCAGGTCCCCTTCGAACTTCCTGGAGGAGTCAAGTATCGATGCGACTTCATGGAGTTCTGGTCCGACGGTGAGGTCAAGATTGTGGACTGCAAGGGATATATGACCCCGCAATCCGCAGCAAAGATCAAGATGGTCGAAGACCTTTACCCGATATCGGTCACCATTGTACAACAAGCCTAGATGGAGGTAATGCTATGCCGCTCAAATCAGGGAAAAGTTCCAAGGTCGTATCAGCAAACATACGCAAACTCAAGGATGAGGGGCGACCACAGCAGCAGGCCGTAGCGATCGCTCTGTCGAAATCTGGAAAAGCCAAAAAGAAGGCTAAAAAGAAGTGACGTCGATCAAGTCAGCCAAGGATCCCGTGTTCAACGAGGCGCTTTCATACGCCCTCGCACTGCGCAAGTGGAAGAAAGATAGGGAATTGGCTATCATGCGAGCGTCTAAGATGTACGGAGTCAAGAGAAAGGATCTTGAAGCCGAGCTAGACGATAGGAAAGGACCACTACCAGCAGCGGTGTATTGATGGCAAACGGAAAGCCTGGAAGGCCAAAACGTACCGAGGAAGAATTCCAAGAGCTCGCAGAGGACTTGGTCAAGGATGCGAAAGAGCACCTGATTCACCTTGCACCATGGGCGCTTAAACATGATCATGCGCCCAGTTGGATCAATGATCTTGCCGAAAAAAGCGAAACTTTTTCCGAAGCTTTAAAAAAAGCTCGGGCATATATCGGCGAAAGGTGGCTTGCGCAAAGTTTTCAAGGGAAGATTTCAGGCCCCTTTGCAATGCATAAGCCGGGCATGTATCTAGATGATGTCAAACAGCACTGGATTGACAACTTCCGTATTAACGAAAAAATTAAGGCCGAGACCGCAGCGGCAATAGCAGCAGCCAAAGAAAAGGGCGAAGAAACAGACGCTCTCAAGCGCATCGCCGATATGCTAGAGCGCCATGACAAAGCCTCTAAGTGATAAGCAGCTCTACGCGCTGCAAGAATCCAAGGCACGCCTCAATATCTGGGAAGGGTCCGTACGGTCAGGAAAAACCTTCTCATCACTAATAAGATTCCTCATTGCTCTTTCCCGCGGCCCGCGCGGAGCCGCCATGATAGTTGGCGTCTCCCGCGATGCCATACAGCGTAACGTGCTCTCGGAAATCTGTGGTATGGCGGGTGTGCGGATACCAACCCCGAAGTCGACGCAGATCAATATTCTTGGTCGCACGGTGTACCTAGTCGGCGCAAACGATGAACGGGCACAACGCCGCATCCAAGGATCAACCCTTGCACTCGCCTACGTGGACGAGCTCACCCTGATTCCGCAAGGCTTCTTCAAGATGCTGCTGTCGCGTTTGTCGGTGGCGGATGCGCAGCTTTTTGCGACGACTAACCCGGATAGCCCGTTCCATTGGCTCAAGGAAGAGTTCTTGGACAGAGAGGGTGTGGACGACAACTTAAACTTAAAGACGTTTAAGTTTAAGCTACCGGACAACCCAAGTCTAACGACGGAGTACATCAACAGCCTAAAGGCGGAGTACTCCGGGCTCTGGTACAAGCGCTACATCGATGGAGACTGGGTATTAGCAGAGGGCCTGGTCTACGACTTTTTCGATGAGGAGCTCCACATCATAGACAAGCCCCCCGGTCGTGCCAAGGAATACATCGTCGGCGTCGACTACGGGACGACAAACCCCACCGTTTTTCTTAAGATAGGATTCAACCCGGAGTGCTATCCAAACATCTGGATTGAGGACGAGTACTATTACGACTCGCGTAAGTTCAATCGGCAGAAGTCAGACACTGAGTACGTAGAGGACTATTTGCGATGGATGGGAATCAAAAAGCCGGATGCCATCTATATCGATCCCTCCGCTGCAAGCCTGCAGGTCGAGCTGGAGCATCAAGGCGTACACAACATTTGCAACGCCGACAACGATGTGGTTAATGGCATCCGATTCGTTGGTAATTTGATCAGCAACGGTACGCTAAAGATTTGCCGTAACTGCAAGAATCTTATAAAAGAATTTCAGACGTATCGTTGGGACGAGAAGGCGTCTACCCGCGGCGAAGATAAGCCGCTGAAGGAATCAGATCACGCGCTCGATGCGGCTAGATACGGAATCTTTTCGCATTTTCAGACGGGGATTAACCTAGAAGCAAGCAAGGATGCCATCAATGAAGCCTGGAATAAAGCCCGCGGTGTCAACCAAGAGCTACCAAGATTCTTTCAAGAACATTATGATGCACATAATCACATGCGCGCAGGGGGTTGGTAGTGGCTGTTGAAGAAAATCGCTGGTCAGACTGGTATTACGTCGATGGCGGCGACAAGTCGCACTCCATTAAGAAGAAGATGGAGGAGGCCTTCACGCAGGACTCCAGAATTAATCAGGATTTCTGGTACCAGGCCGAGATCGATACTCGGTTTAAGGTCGGCAATCAGGCGATCTATAACGAGTATTACTCTCACCTGCCCGCTCATCGCCGTAAGAATTTCTACTTCAACCGTATTCTCCGCGCCGCAAACATGATTGGCGGCTATCAGCGTCGCAACCGCAAATCGATAATAGCGGTGCCGGTTGAAGAGCAGGATCAGGACCAGTCCGACGAAATCACCGAAGCAATCTCTTTCGTGTCGCAGTACAACAATACGAATGAGGTCACTTCAGCGGCCTTTGAAACCGGAGCGATCACCACCGGATTCAGCCTCATGCAGGTGTGGATGGATTACACCCGTGATCCAGAGTCCGGCGACATCATGATCGATAATGTCCCGTTTAATGGCGTTCTGATTGATCCCTACTTCAAGAAGAAGGATCTATCAGACTGCAATTACATCTGGCGACGTCAGTGGCTCAGCAACGAGCGCATTGCCGCATTGCTACCGGAGCGACGCGATGAGATTATGAAGATGCGCGCTAACGGCAACAGAGATGGGCGTTTCCAGTATATGGCAGAGGTCTACCAGTACGACCAAAACAACCTACTCACATACGATGAATACTTCTATCGCGACCACAGAGAAACAACGTTCCTCATAGACACCGACACGCGTCAGGTCAAAGAGTGGCGCGGTAACGACGAAAATCTTGAGGAATTCCAGGCGGCCTATCCACAGATTGCAGCGCGTAAGGCCATTGTACCCACGGTTAGGCTCGCCATCGCAGTTGATGGGGAGCCTATGTACGACGGGCCAAATCCTCTAGAGATGGACTCGTACCCATTCGTCGGTGTCTTTGGTTATTTCGAGCCCTCCCTACCGTACATTGGCGACCGCATGCAAGGCGTCGTACGCAATCTCCGCGACGCGCAGTTCTTGTATAACCGCCGCAAAGTCATTGAGTTGGATATCCTCGAGAGTCAAATAACTTCTGGTATGAAGTTTAAAGTAGATTCCCTGGTGGACCCCGAGGATATCCACCTTGTAGGTCAGGGCAAGCACCTGGCGATGAAGAAGAACGCCGACATGGCGGATGTGCAGCAGTTTCAAGCACCACAGATTCCTCCGACCATGATGGCGCTAAGTGAGGCTCTTGGCAAAGAAATCACCGAAATCAGCGGGGTAAACGAGGAGCTTCTGGGGTCCGCAGCCGATGATAAGGCAGGAATCCTAGCTCAACTGCGGCAAGGAGCCGGACTCACCACGCTTCAAGGCTTGTTCGATCAGTTTGACAGTAGCATGAAGCAGCTGGGCAAGATATACAGCGAGCTGATTCAGCGCAACTTCAGCTACGGCAAGATGCGTGCTATTCTGGGGCGCAATCCCAGCCCTCTGTATAATCTAGCTCCCGAAGATCGCTACTTCAGTCAGTACGATATTAGAATCGAAGAGGGTGTATCAACAACGACACAGAAGCAGCTCCAACTGGTGCAGTTAATTCATCTTCGTGAACTGGGAATACCGATTCCTAGTGCCGTAATCCTCGATGCGGTGACCGTACAAAACAAGAATGAACTTATTGAGGCTGTGCAGGCTGAAGAACAGGCAAACGCTCAATCGCAACAAGTTCAAATGCAGCAGCAGATGGCCATGATGCAGGCGCAGATCGAGAACCTGCGCGGGCAGGAGATGGCTAACCTTGGGTTGGCGAGTGAACGCTACAGCCGCATC